TGTCCAGAAGAACCTGCTCGTATTTCGTTACTAAAAGGCATTATGATGTATTCCCTTGTTTTAATTTATCTGTGCCAGATTCTGGGTCAAAGTTCTTTGCATCTACAAAGAAAGAACTTGTTTCGTTAAAACCAAAATCATCATCTGCATCAGCAGTTACTGGATTAGGTGTAACAGAATATCTTTGTTCTCTGGTTGGAGAAACCTCTGGTAGATTTGCATACTGGTCAACTTGAACAGTTTTAATAACACTTGAAGATGTAACAGGCCCATAAAGGTAAAATTTAGTTGTAAACTCTAAAGTATAAATGATTGCCCTACGACTTTCAAAATCTCCTTGATAGTTATCTTCATATGCGACACTATTAAGTATAATTGGAACATCTCTTTTGATACCCATATCTGCCATATCATTTATTGTGAGTGTATAGTCTGGTTGAAAGAATGGTAATACTTGTTCTACTATTTGTAATGCATCATCAGAGTTTTTTGCCATTGCAAATAATGAGATATCTAGATTATAAGGAACAGGCATAAATTGTGTATCAAGTTTATTTTTATTATTTGATTTTACTTTTTTAAACTTCTGAACACGATTCATTTTTCTTGCAGTATCATATGTTAAAGCACCGATTTCAAAACCTAATCTAGGCAATGTAATTGCAGTTGCAGCTGATACAGATGGGTCTTGGTCTAAACGAGTCAGAAACTTTTGTTTAGGCCCATATGCAAGAGGAACTTTCATTATCTGTGTTACAGTTCCACTATTGTCCTTACGAACAATTTGTAAATTATTAAACATAGTTCCAAATGCAACTATGACATTTCTTATTGTTTCATGGTAAAAAGATTGTCCTAACATTATTTACTCCCAGCATCACCAAATGGATTACTCTCCGTAAAGTCTAGGACAGTATCATCAAGTGTATCAAACAATTCGTTTTGTGCAGTCTTATCTGTAGATGCATCTCCTACTATATAGGACTCTTGTATTAAGTATTCTTTCAGTCCAGTATCAGCAGCATTTTCCAGTAAGATATTATCACCAACAGAAGTAGAATCATCTTCCATTGTTATATTATCACCATCAGTTTCTTCTAGTAGTAATCCATCATGGATTGCAAAACTTTCTAATCTAAGGTTTTCGTTTACAGCAGAAGATTGTTCCAATGTAAACTGAAATTCCATTGTGTTTGTAGATAAATCATCTTCAATTTCATCAATGGTAGTTATTCCAGTATCAAGAGCCTCTTGACTATACTCAAAAGACTTACATCTTAATTTATATACTGGATTATTATCCAGTTGATAAAAAGGTTCATCATGGTCTACAAAGTTAATTTCAAACATCTTTGATAAAACTGGGTGATAAACTAAATCTCCTTCAAGTGGCCTATCTGCATCTGTAGTTGCAGTATCTTGTATAAGATAAAACTCTTGTCCACTTTCCTCTGACATTATTTTTCCACCACTACCATCTTCGTTAAGTATATTGTTATCACTTTCATCAGTAATAAAATACTTTGACAAAGTAGTAAGATTAGATACTTGAATACTTCCTGCTTCTAAAAGAATAGAACCACCAGTTGTATCAGTTCCATCTTCTAAACTTATCTGACTATCTAGTTGTTGAAATTTTTCTTTGGAAACTACAAAGGTAATCTCGTTACGATTTTCTAAACCAAATTGTGTAATGATTTCTTTATCACCACCAAATCCTTCTGCATCTTCAATATACATTTCTATAGGTTGTGCATTTGTAAATTTAGAAAGTGCATCTTCACCTAACACATTATCTCTTGCAACCAAAGTTCTATCAACATAATAAACATCATGTCCATAAATCTGTATTGCTTCTTTGATTAAATCTTTATAGAGATTTCTTTCGCTAGTAATGGAAGTTAAATTACTTGTATGGAAAATACTATTAACTGCCATGTTATTATCCTACCATATAATCTATTGGAGTCTCAAACGCTAATTGAATTTGTTCTTCTAATTTTTCTAACTCTTCTTGAGCTTGTGTGTAAATAGTTTCACCATTCATGGTAACACCACCCAACATTGCAACACCATTAAACTTTGAAAGGTTTGCACCCCATTGTCTTTTAATAAGTGCAGTTGCATATCTCTTGAGATATATATCATCAAATATGTCTGGATAAGATGATGGGTCTATTTTACGATAACACTCTATAATTATAAACTCATCTACAGAAATATCATTTGCGAAATCCATATCTATGTATAAACGATTTTGGTGCTGATTAAAACGAACTGGTTTCTCACCAACAAGTATATGTGATAAGAAATCTAAATGTTCCATTGTCATTTGATAATGTAAGATTGAAGTTGAACTAAAATCATATAAGTCGTTTAATCTTAATTGATATCTAATGTCAAACATATTGTTTGTTGCTTGGTCATCAAATCTAAAGATATTTAATACTGAAACAACAGCAGAAGGCATGGGTATAAAATTTCTACCCTCTGTAAAAGATGCAGTTACAGAACCATCCACAGTATCAGTTGCAGTTGTTGTGTCATTAGTTGCGGCTCTATCTATATCTGCTTGAGTAATTTTATGTTTAAGATACATTTTTTCAACACCATCATAATGATATTGTGCGAAATACTGAAGTGCTTCGTCTATTCTATCATCTGTCTGGTCATCAGAAACATTTATATCTATCACACCTTTTCCAAGATTCCTTAGACAATATTCCTTAAATGTAGTCCTTGAAGTTGGTATGGCCATGTTTATATCCTTTTAGATTATTTATAAAATTAAGAACCATCATATTTCAACGCATGAGGATTTGGCCATGTTTGCCCTTTACTTGGTTTGCCCAATGATGTAAGTGTATGTGCAGTTCCATTACTAGGCGCTAGTGCTGTTAAAGATATTGCAGCTGCATCACCACAATTAGTATGAGATTCAGAAAGTTTAAAATTATTATCTGTTTTTGAAATTATAAAATATGATTGTCCATTTACTAAACCACCGATTGCATCTAAACCACCAGTAGAATACATAACCTCTTCATCATCTACAAAACCATGACTACTTATTGTTATCGTATTATTTGATGTTGATACAACATCTGAGGAATGTGCGTTGATTGTTTTTGTGGCTGATGATGCACCAGCTGTATGTGTATAAATTAATTTAAGTGCATCAACATCTGAAGCACTATTTATTGCACTTTGTAATGATGTGTAGTTTGTTAAAACAGCTGTTCTGTATGCAGACACTTCACTAGGTATCGCAACATCTCTTTCATATTTACGAGTCACATACCAATCTGTTTCACTTAATCGTTGTTTACTTATAGTTCTAGCATTAGATAATTTTATTGTTTTTAGGTCTGCGATTGGTTTAGGTAATAATGCACTTTCATCAGAGTTCCAACCATAGTAATATTCGCTATCATAAGGTTTTGATGGGTCTGACCATGTTAAACCTATGACATCTTTTTTATAGGTGTCTGTCCAAACATTCCAGTTTGCTGGGTGTTTAATACTACCAGCAGTAAAACCTACACCCTCTTTTAATGTGACATTACCATATTTCCAAGGCATTATTTTCTCCTAATTAGTTATATTTATAATGATTCTATTTAGCATTTGTATACTTAAATGGTTGTTCAGCAACTGCATAATAAAGATATGTATTTGAATTATTGTAACCATAATTAGATGAACCATCTCTAATTTTAAAACCATTAGATAAAAAATCTATATAATAATTTGCATTTGTGGAATCATCATTAGTATTATTAAAAAATAATCTATCATCCATAACATTAAATGGACTTCTTGTTGTGTCATAAACAATCCAAGCAGCTCCTCCACTTTCAGTAGCATCTATATTTTTCACCCAAACAAATCTTGGCCTAAAACCAGTATAAATAAAAGGCCCGTTATCATTAGCATTTCCCTCATACGTTCCTACTTTTTGATAGCCCTCTATGTTTGCCCAAGAATACATAATATATTTTATTGAATTTTTATTTACTTCATCATGGTCTGATATTTCCACAGTTGTAGTTGTTGGTGTGAACCAAAATACATTACCACTATCGGCACTTTTAGCTTGGCTGTCATAATACAGATAATCATTTCCAATCTGTTGAGGAAATCCGTTAACCCATTGTGTGCTACCCTCATCTCTATTTTTAATTACCACCCAAT